CCGAAGTCGACCAGTCTGGTATCGGTGGTCTGATGCCCGATGGGGTTGTGGTCCCACCACCGCAGCTGCGGGCCGCCGCCGGCCACACCAACGAGGCCCACATCAGTGCCCATCAGGGCTGCGGCCACCTTGTGCTCAAACAGCGGATCGGTGATCTCCAGGTCGTCATGGACCAGCACCACCGCGTCAAGGCCGCGACCGGCGTAGGCATCAAGGATCGCGTTGTAGCCGCTCGCCATCGAGATCGCACCGGACAGGCCCAGCAGCGGCCGGCCCTCAACCCGGGCGGCCACGTTACGACTGAACCTGTCCCACGACCCGACACACGACCCGTAGGCGATCGTCATGATGGCCGACCAGTGCCGGGGAGTTCGAGAACTCCCTCAGGCAGTGAGCCCTCGACCATCCTCTTGACTGCATCCGCAGGCATGAGCTGCTCCCAGTGGGGCGCGCCCAGAGACTCCCGGATCGCGTCTGCCGTGGCGCCCCGCACATCCCATGCCGCACCTGACGCAGAGCCGTCCTCGTGGAAGTCGACGATCGAAATCCGCTTCATGTAGGTCACGGCGAACTGCTCGACATCACGGGGCGGAGGGCACAACTCCGGGCCGGCCTCGTGGATCGTGTTGCAGTGGGCGTCATGCGCGTACGTCACGGCTTGTCCGCCCACTTCGCCTCGAACGTGAGCCGGTCCTTCTCTGCCTGCTCGGCGAGGACACCCACCGTCGACTGGACCGCGTTCGCGTTGATGACCAACGGTCCGGGGGCGGCGATCACACCACCCGCGTCGATCGCATCCCGATTCAGTTGATCATCGAAGTACCACCACCGCAGCGACTCGTCCGCGCGCAGCCCCACCTCACCGCGCATCACGAACGCCCACGGGCACATCCGCTTCTCCCGCGGATACGGGTACGCGTCCACCAGCTCATGGCGGTGCACCGGGGCCGTACCTGTGTGCGCCACCGCCGCAGTCTCATGCCCGCGCAGGACCGTCGCGCACACGTCGAACCAGCCCGCCGGGACGATCGCGTCGTCGTTGAACACCGCAACGTCCCACTGCTTGAGGCCGTCCGCCACCGCCGCGTCCGCGCAGTGGTCGAACAGCACGTTCCAGAACCGGGACAGGTGCGGCGGCTGCTCCGGGTCCGTCAGGACCTCAAGGCGGGCTTTCCCGGCCGCCCGCATCAGCTCACCGGCATCGACCGGCGGGTCGGACGCGTTGTCCAGCACCACGATCGTGTCGGCCTGCGTCGCCAACGCGGCCACCAACGACAACAGCCGCTCCGGCCGGTTGTGCGTCGGGACCACCGCGAACCGGTGCACCGGCCACGAGTCCAACTCAGGCTGCGCCTCCGGCGGCGGGTTCAACGCCCGCTCCCGCCAGTAGTCAATCTCCGACAGCCAAATGTTCTTCCGGTGCGTCGTCTGCACCCCCGTGTGCACGAACACCGGAATCTGCGCCTGCATCAGACGGACACAGAACGACAGGTCCTCACCGACAAGCTCACCCGTCGACGGGTTCGTGACCCGCCGGTACCACGAATCCCACGGCGGCCCACCGTACGCGGCCTGCACCCGCTCGAACACGCTGCGGTGGACCAGGATGCACGCCGACCCGGTCCCGTGAACCTGGGTCACAGTGTCGCGGGGGTAGTCCCAACGGACCTGAAAACCGCCCCGGCCCTCCACGAACGTCCAGTCCATGATGGTCGGCCACGACACCGGACGGAACCCGCCCGCGTTGTCGGCCTCATCCCGGCGCTGCCCGAAACACAGGCCGCCGACCACCGGCCGTTCCACCGGGTCCGCCACCTCGAGCAGCCGGTCGATCGTGTCCGGGTCGAACCCCATGTCCGTGTCGATCCACCACAACCAGTCGGAATCGGACTCCAAGAAGTCCTTCACCGCCAAGTTGCGCCCGGATGCCAGATCACCCGTCGTCCCGTCGCGCGACACCAACCCGTTCAGGTGCCCGCTGTGACCCGAGTCATGCGTCATCAACCGCAGCAGGCAGTAGAAGAACGAATACTCGACCTGGTCCTCGTGCACCATCGCGATCGACACCTTCGCCGACCGCTTCGGCAACCTACGCTTGTTCGACATGTATGTCCCTAGTGGACGGTGGTGGACGGTGAACCTCCGGCCGGCGACCGTCCAAGCGCCGGCCGGAGGGGATCAGTCAGGAACGGCGAACGCTGCGGCGCTCACCAGGGGCAGCAGTGGCCGCCTCAACCTCGGGAAGCTCGTTCAGCTCCGCGTCATAACCCGGCGGGGCCTGCGTGTACAGCAGCCCGAACCGCGGATCCGACGTGAACAGCTCCGGACGGGCCAACACGACCGGGTCCCCAGCCGGCCAGTGCGTGCCCTTCTGCACCGGCACCGACGCGCCCGACGGCAAGCCCACAACCTCGGTGCCCATCGCGTACACCACATCAATCACAGGACGGTGACCTTTCAGGGGAAAGCAAAAGGCCCGGACGGGGAGGTGTCCGGGCCTAGCTGGGAAGGGGACGGCTAGGAGCGCGCGAGAGCTGCGATCACGAGCTCGCGGTGGAACATGACCAGCCACTCGGCGAGGTCCTCGGGCCGCTGCCCCATTGGTTGCGCCTTCGACCACAGCTCGAGGTAGTGCAATGCGCAAAGACCTTTGCACCGTTGCGGACGGTTGCAACCAGCCTTCGTGCACGGCATAACATGTGCCATGTCGGGCACCTCCGAGATAGGTGATTCCGGCAGATGGCGGGGAGGTAGCACTCCCCGCCATCACCCTTGTTGCGTGTGATCCTACCGTGAATTCGAAACGGACAGATCAGGCCGTATTCACCAAAAGTCGGAATGCGGCGGTATTCACCACATTCCCGCCGATACGGCTATAGGCGAACCAGCCCCGCTGGCCCGAGGGCAGATTATTTGCTGTGGCAAAAAGGTGGGGAATCAGCTCGACGCTCATGCCCGTTCTGCGAGCTATGAGGTAATTTGAGAAGTCCCCGAGTACCGCGAGTCCGGTGTTCGCAGACGTCGAGGTGGTCGTGTTCGGCATGTAGGGCGACTCGTAGACGCTGCGACCGAGCAGGGTGTCCATCCACGCGGCCGGCAGGTTGACCGTGTACGCGTGGTAGACGTTGGTCCCGCCGAGCTGGCGCATCTTGTCGTTGACGTTGACCGACATGAGCCAGGAGGCGTTGAAGCGGAACCGCTGCGGCACAGCCTCGTAGAGGGTGTACGGGTCGCTGGAGCCGAAGTTCGAGCCCGAGGTCTGGATGCCGACCCGGTTGCCCGCTGACGCGGACAGGACCGTCAGGACGCCGTTGGGTTCATTGGTGCCGGTGCCGCGGGTGAACTTGTCGATGAGCAGCTCGTCGTAGCCCTCGGTCAGCAGGCGCGACATTTCCGACGCGAATGCCGGGTAGTCCTCGCCGATCTCGATCGAGAAGGGGATGAACCCGCGGGCGGTGTTGATGCTGACGGTCGGCTGGAGCATGGACGGCGCGTCATCACTGACCTCGTTCGCTTCGGCGTCGAACGACCACGACACGCCTGCAGAGGTGACGCCCTTCCAGGTGTTGGTGTTGATGTCGGTCTGCTTGGCGATCTGCATGAACGGGTTACGGGAGCCCTGTGCTGTGAGCATGATCGAGGGATCAATGAACACAGGTACCCCGTATCCGCCCGAACCGGACGAACTGGACGCGGCACGGTACTCGGCGTACGCCTTCATCGCGTCGCGTTCCTCATCCTCGAGGAACATGGCACCATCAGGCTGCGTGACCAGCTTCAGCCACGCGCTGCGGTAGTCATCGTTCTCGGTGACGATGATCCGCCGAGCCACGTCGGGGTTGCGGTGAATCTGCTGCTCGAGCTGGTCCTTCTCATCCGAACGCAGGTGCGCCGCGGCACGCCTGTCGTCGAGCGTCCGAAGGGCCATGTCCCGCGCCTCGGCCGGCAGCATGCGGGTGACGTGGTTGCCACCGTCGATGCCGTTGCGGATGTTGGCGTAGACCTTCTTCACCGACTCGGGCCGGCGGGCGAACACCTCGCTGACTGCGCGGTGCTCCTCGATCCTCTTGATGGCGTGCTCGCGGACCTTGATGCCGTAGCTGAAGGCGGTCTGCTCGGCGACCGTCAGGTCGCGCAGTTCGCCGTTGTCTTCCTGGTGCAGCGAACGCAGGTGGGCGTCGACGATGTCGACGATCTGGCGCAGCTCTTCGGGTGTCTTGTTCCGGACCTCGTCCGGGATCGCGTCGCCGAGCTCGGCGACGCTCTTGCCGGCCATCTGAGCGATGACCTCGCCGTGGTTCATGTTGCCTCTTTCAGGGGAGGAAGAGTGCCGGCCGCAGCAGGTCGAGCTGCCGTTGGCGGGCTTCGGGACTTATGGCCGATACGTCGTCCTCCCAGGACTCGGCATCGAATTCACCGCCGTCGTCGCTCCGCGCGTACGACTGCCCGGTGAGGTCTTCGGGTGTGAGGCCGGCCATCTGGCGGAGTTCGCGGACGGCTTCCTCTCGTTCGTCCTCGTCGAAGGTGGCGAGGATGGAACGGACGGCGACTGCGGTGTCGCGGTAGGCGGGGAACACGACGGGGCCGGCTTCGGGCACGTCGGCGTCGATGACGTGGCGTAGGTCGCGTTGGCCGTTGCGGCGTTCCCACCGGTCGCCACCGTTGGGGGTGACGGTGAAGCGGAAGCTCATGCCTTTGATGGCGCGGCCGGCGATGGCTTGGCGTACGGGTTCGACGACGGGGTTGTCGAACAGTTCCCCTTCGACGGCGTACCCGCGGCCGTCGTTGTCGAACACGTCGTAGCGTCCGATGGGGACGGTGCCGGTGCGGGGGTCTTTGCCGTGGTCGAACTGCATGACGGGGTAGCCGTTGTTGCGTAGGGACCGGTCGGCGAAGCCGGGGAGGATCCGTTCGTCGAAGTCGCCGCCGCGGTCGGGGATGCGGGCGGGGGTGTTGAACACGGCGACCCGGCCGACGAGTTGACGCCCGTCGTGGGACACGGATCGCATTTCGAACTGATAGGAGCGGGTGCACACGGCGAGGCGGGACGAGCGCGGGTCGTCGTCGTTGTCGCCGAGGTCGCGGGCGCTGATGTCGGCGAAGGTGATGCCGTACCGCTTCCCTGCGGTCATGATTCGGGCCCTGATGCGGGCGAGTTGCTGCGGGGTGTACTGGTCGGCGTTGTCGGCCTGGTTGATGTAGGACCAGGCGGCGCGGACGTGCTGTTCGCTGTCCAGTGGGTAGCGGGCTTTGCCGTCGTCCTGGAAGCCGGGGTCGGCGTAGTCGACGTTGCCGTAGGGCTTGTCGGGGTTGACGGCGCGGGTGGCCAGGGCGTGCGTCATCGCCACGCACCTCGCTTTCGGTGTGTGGAAGGTTCAGTGCTGCTCAGCCAGGGCCGACGATGTGTCCGCGTGGGGGCTTGCCGTGCTTGACCCTGTTCAGGTCTGAACCGGACCAGAATCCGTACCTTTCGTGGAACCAGGCGGAGGCGAAGCGCTTGGCCTTCTCCGGGCCGACTTCGGGGATCGCGGCGAGCTGGGTGTACAGCGAGGTCCAGTCGTGCCACCGGGCGCGGCCCTGCCCGTATACCCACCAGTGATGCAACTCGTCGTGGCCGG